ACTCAGAAGGAATCCGAGCAACAGGAATACCCGCCAGTTCACGCTCGACAGCGATAGCCTCAATAGCTTGTAGGTTATTAAGGTACTGATAGCTAGTGTACGCATTACGGAGAATTGAACGCCCCGCTGGATCACCATTAAGAGTGGTTGTACGGTAATATAGAGACTTAGTAGATGGAATATAGTTCTTGCTAGAGCTATAGATGCCACTCTCTTGATAAATACCCAGTACGTCACCAGTCTTCTCGTCCACATCGAACTTAGAGACCGTCCAGGGCGCACGAACTGCCAGCTTACGAACACCTAGACGACCATCACTATACTTAGACCGCTTTTTAGGGCTGATAGCGTCTGGTCCATTACGGCGCTTATATACTACCTCAAACCATGCAAAGCCATACGACAAGCAGCTTAGCGACTCTGCAACATGATCGTCTAGGGTTTGGTCCATGTCAGCCAGGACCGTTTCGACAAACTCAGCTTCAGCCTTAGCTTCAGGTGAGTCATTAATAGGGCATACCTTCAGTTTAACGTCCCGTAGGACCTGTTCCGTAGCATACATAACAGCACCAATCGTACTGTCGTTGTCACGCATCTCACGGAACTTGTTAATGGCTTTGCGACCACGAAGGTCTGCAATGAACTCGTCAGAACGGATCTGGCCGTTGCGAGTGTTGTCACCTGCAACGCCAAGGATTGTCTTAGCTTCCGCCTCTGAGAGTTTCTTAACCATTTAGCGTAATCCTTTCGCAGAGCTATATGCTAGCTGTAGCTTAGGCTTTGCGTAGCCCTGCAACGATAAGTCCGTAATAGCCCATACAAGGGCGTCTAAGCGGTCTGGAGAGCCTGTAGAGCCGAGTGGGTCCCAAGTGACCATCTGATCTTCTAGGTCGTTCAGCCCCCTTACATGGCGGACCTTAGACTGTTCGTAGAGGGCGGAGACAGGTTCAGCACGGGCCATCTTCCCTCGTGAAGCATGAACGAGCTTAATGGGAACTGTAGCTGACTCTGTTTGCAGAGTATGGCGAACCATGTCCCCGCCTTGGTTACGTTCCGCTACAATACGGTCTGCTTCATACTCATCAAACAGCGTGATAGCCTTGCTTGCCCATTGCTGTGGAGTATAGCGCCCTGTATAGTCAGCCAGAACGTAAACCACACCGTTGATGTCTATCCCCGCTACTACAATACCAGTCATATCTGATTCAGAGTTACTGGTGATGGCCGGGTCAATAGCCACAACGATTCTGTTCAAGTCAGGAACCTGGTCTTTCTCGACTTCGCACTTAGCAAGTAATGCTCGGTTCCATAATGCCCCAGAGGCCTCATCTAAGACCTCTGCGTAGAGTTCCTGCCTACCTAGTCTAGTTCCCTCATAGGTCTTCTTAACAGCCTCTAGGAACGTGTCAGCTAGGTTAGCCTCGTTATCATATGTAGACCCTGTACTCGTTACCGTCTTCTCATCATCGAGAATACCTCGTAAGAGCTTAGTGGTCTTCGGTGTGGTAGTAATAAAGACCTGGGGGTGCTTACCTAGTCGCAATCCAAACTGCAACATATCCCAGGTCTCTTGTGCATTACGCCAGGCACACAACTCATCACACCATGCTGAGAATGCCTGTGGTCCCCGTAGTCGTTCAGGGTCCTCTGCGGAGAAGAAGACTGCCTTAGCCCCGTTCTCCCAAGTCATTGTGTTGTTAGTAGGAGACCATTCTGGGTAGCCAACATGCTTACCTTTGTAGGTCTTGTCACCCTTCCAACAAACATTAAGAAGTCCAGAATCACCTTCCACCATAACCTTGCGAACGTCACCCTTAGTAGGTGCTACACAATGTACGATGCCATCCCCTTTACGGATACGGTGTCTAACCCACTCAGAACCTGCTCTGGTCTTACCCCACCCACGACCTGCTAATGCGATCCATGTGTTCCAGTGGTTGCCTTGAGGTTCTACCTGGTTGGGTCTAGCCCAGAACTCCCAGGTGTGTTGTAACTCTTCAGCCTTCTTAGGGCCTAGCTTAACCATAATCTCAGCTACCTCATCATCAGATAGCTGTCTTAGGTCATTCGCTGTTATCGGTAGTGTCATCTCGGGATTTGCCCAACAGGGTCATTAGAGCATCAATAGCTGACTCGTCCTGTTCGGGGTCAGTTTCCTGCTCTTGCTCGTTCAGGGTCGAATTAGGCGACCATCCACCCTTACTACGCAGAAATAGCTCCTGAGACTTAAAGTCTCCCTCTAAAGCCTGCTGTACGACCTTATTTCCGACCATGCCAACAATATCTGCACGTTCTTGTGCAATATCTTGACCATAGATCTTATAAAACGTAGCAAATGACGTAGGTGCATCCTGTAGTTCCTGTATAGCAACCATGATGTCCTTCATAGCTACGCCATCTCGGATCATACGTCGAATCCGATTCGCAATAGCCTTCTTGTAAGGGATTGCCGCTGGCATACTACAGACCTACTACAGATTTAAGATACATTAAAAGTAATAAACTACAAAGAATTTACATACTATAGTAATACTAAAGACTGTCTTCAGTTTTTATTACTTTTTATAATTAACCTTTAATGGTTATTGAACTTTAGTTCATACTATAGTATAGGCCTCTTTTTAGAAAAAAGTAGTCAATTATTTTCATGTAGACCAAAAGTTTTTTTCTTATGTTGTAGATCGGGGGGTAAAAGGCACTACCTAAAAAGTATCTCTAATTTTATATAGGGTCCCATCCGGGTTATCATAAGTTATTCTAATGATTAACTAAAATTCTAGGTATCCCCCTGGCTATGCGCCGGCTGCACGGCAGTTATGCCCCGGAAATATTTTTCTTGACACTCGGCGAGCGATCGGGCAGCCCTATAGGCCAACTTAGTTTAAACCTTTAGCTAACTACATAAAAAAGATCCCCCTGACCGAACTAGGGTCAAGGGGTTAACCGACAAAGGTTTAGTTCTAGGGAGGGAGTCGATTAGTCGCAAATCGGACCTATTTGAAAAAGCGACGAATCCAAGCGGGTATTTTCTCTAGTTCTTCCGCTAGGTCGTCATAGTTGCATTCAAGCCTGTCGTGTTCATCTTCTAGGACCTCAAGCTTGAGCCGCACGGCATCCAGTTCATCTTGTAAGTTGTCAGCGTATAGCATTAAATCGTCATAGCGGTTTGACATGGTGAAGCCTCACAGTGATAGTATGATAAAGAAAAAAGCGACAAGCACTAAAAAGCATATCCCGTTAAGTATGTCGAGCATTATTATTTCCAGTTCTATATTTTATGTTGCCAGCCAACGGCTTGTTTCACGAAGTCAACAGCGTCAATGCCGTCCAACTGGCTTGTCTGTCTTACGTTGCAAGCCTTAGCAATCTCTGAAAGCGTCATCCATGGGCAAGCGTCGTATGTTTCTTTTATTATTTCGGATAGTGTCTTTTCACCCACAAGCATTATTTGATACCCCATTGGGTACGCCAAGCACACCATGCCACGGCTTGCATAACATAGGCGGGAGCGCCAACTAGGCGGCCAGCCTCGGCGTATGCGCCTTGCAATGCCTTGCGGGCTTTTACCCCAATGTTTGGCACCTCTTGCATGGTGCGGCGATCATTATGGGCAATGCACCATGCATGCCCGTCGATACAGCAAGCTGTTCTGTCCAACATAATGCAACGATAGAAGTCAGATATTTTAGGGCCTTTTAATAGGGATAATGTCTGGTCATAGTCCCCGCACGCTTCCAGGATGCGCCATGCCTTGGCTCGCATAGTCTTGTATGTGCAAACCGTAACGTCAGCCTCGTAGCCGCCAGCGACGAATACAGCGCACATATTGGCGGCGTCCACTAAATTACGGTGCCATTTATTAGTAGGCGACAAGGCGGCAATTACGCCAGCCACGACATGCAATGGCAAGCCGCAATTATCCGCAATGGTTTGGGCGCTTGCGTTGGCGTCGTCGTACCAGTTCAACCCCGCCTTGGCGTCGTCATCGTTGGCGCTGTTGTATACCTTCAAAATATTAGCTACATAATCCGTCATTTCTCAACCCCTTGTTATGCGTGTGGTTCTTATTGATGACCAGCGCCAAAAACCGCTGGCGTCCAGTTCGTCGTATAGTTCATTGTGTCGGTTATGTGCTTGTGTCTTATCCTCATATATTTCATGCACAAAGCCGCCTTTTACGTTAGTTGCGGATACTACCCAATTGAATTGCATATTTATGCTGTCCTTAATCATAACGCTGTTCTATGCGTTGGCGCATTGCTTGGCGTAATGCCCCTTTGGTAAAAGAGTAACGGCCAGTCTGACCAGCTAGTTCAATGAGGGCTTGTGCGTCCTCGTATGTCAGTAAACCCGCCGCAACGTGGCGGCTGTAAATATCGTCAATAATGTCTTCAATACGTTGCATGTCGGTTTTCCGTTGCGTTGTTGTTGGTTGTGTTGTCTCACAAGCCGGACACGGTGTAAAGGTATAGCAGCCATGCGCTGACAGCCTAACAAAAAGGCAATTTTGTCCTTGACAAGGTCGTGGAATTTCGATATCCTGAAATAGAAACATTTAAACAAGATACAATTTTACTCAATTTAGTAGCCGGAACGAGAACATTTGAGAACAAAAAGAGAACGAACGTGAACACGACTTTCTATGGGGTAACACACCCCAAAAAGGCCAAAGCCTCTCAGCGGGCTTTAAAACGGCTTCTAGGGCTATTTCCCTTTTTGTTCTCTATTCTGCCGGGGTGTTCCTAACATGTTCCGCATAGCTGCTATGTCAATTCCACATATCGAGCCGGCCTGCTAGTCCGTTATCTTCCAGCATGTCAAGAACAATCGTGTCGGATAAATATCAAATTAGTAACAAGTCAGGAGCTGGGATGTGTCGCATTTATTACGGTTTCGATATGAAAGTCTGTGCAGTCTGCTATGCAGAAATTGCATGTTGACAAGCGGCGGGGTTTCGTGCTAAGATGATCGGTTAAAATTCGTACTATCTCTAATATGTATCGAATCCGTATCAAATCCGTATCGAATCCGTATCAATAATGTATCAAATATGTATCAAATCCGAAAGCCCCCAAATTCGTATCAAATTCGTATTAAATCCGTATCAAAGGTATATCAAATATACATCAAATTCGTATTAAATATGTATCAAGTTTGTTACAAGTTTATCTCAAACCCCCGTGGGAAAATGACCCCCGTGGGAAAATGAGGCCCCCGTGGGAAAATGACCCCCGTGGGAAAATGAGGGGGGGCGTGGGAAAATGATCCAAGTTGACCCCATCGTGGGAAAATGATATAAGTACACCACCGTAAGAAAATGAGGATATAATGACTAAGTTATCTATTGAAGGACAATATATACAAGTTGTGGCGCACAAAGCAGCAGCGAGGTGTCATAGAGAAATGTACAATGGAGTAGATAAGTGGCCGTATGGACTAAGCTATGTAGAGATATTGAACCAGAATAGAGATGGAACTAAACTGACAAATAGTCAAGAACAAGAGTTAAGAGAACTAGGCTTCAGAAAATCACACAAACAAACATGGTATATGATAAACCCAGGGAGGTATCAAAGTGAAAGTATGATCCCACAAATAAAAGCAGCAGAAACAGTAGTAGAACAATTAGAAGACAGATATATAGCATACGAAAGAACGATAGATGAAGAACAACTAGAAGAAATAATGAGAATAGAAGAAATAATGAATCAAGATAATCATTACTAGCTCCATTAGAAAACGAGGACACTATGAGAAAGTATCTAGGCAGAGACTTACTAACAAAGATGAAACTTAATGAGAGAGAACACAGACATTTGTTTACACTGGTAGGTAACAAAATATTTAAAGATGTAGAAGAAATGAAAGACGACATATACCAGTATATAGTAGAAAATATAACAGATCCAGAACTAATAAAAGAGGCAAAACAAATAAGACAAAGAGACCTAGAAAGATGAAGTTAGCGAGACAACCACGGATCATCTTAGCCGCTATGTTGGAAGGTGAGGTGATGAACAACCATGTAGCCCTGCACAAGTACGGCGTTAAGTCTTTGGGTAGTATTATCTCTGTACTGCGTAAGCGGGGTTATAAATTCGAGAAGGGATACATACCTTGGGGTAATCGTCGTATCCTTACACAGTTTGAACTAGTAGGAGTAGAAGAATGCTAGATAAATACCTTGAAACACTGTCGCACGTCTTGAACGAGGCCAGGAAGGACGCTGAAGCCATGTTGGACGATGAGCGTACAGGTACACACCCAAGCCAAGAAACCACTGCACGGATGGAAGAAAGCATTTACAGGGCGCACTGCCTATCCAAGGATGTCCTAGCTGTTGTCAGAGGCTTCTATGGTGACGAGAGTGAGGAATGGCCCTATGGACCTTAAGATCAAGTTAGAGATCTGTGAGTCGTTAGCCAACGGCTATTCCAGGGCTGAGTTGCGGGATGACCTAATTCAGGAAGGGCTGTTGGCTATGTTGGAAACAGAAGGTCGTGGGAATGAGAACCCTGCCACCATGACTATGAACGCAGAGAAGGCCATGAATGACTTCATATCCCTGAAGCAAAGCCCCCTCAGCATCCCCGCCTCTGACAAGACTAGAGAAAACGCACAACAGATAAGGGCTGGAAGTACAAAGCCTTTACTTGGTATGCGTGAAGAAACCTACAGGTCGCTCCGCATTGCCCTTGGTGTAGAGGAATCAGCAGACGAATACGGTGCAAGCGCAGGTAACAGTGTAGACGATAAGGTCTGGTTCAGTCAGGTCTGCAAGCTAATGGAGAAAAGGTTGTCGGAAAGGGACTATACCATCTTCAGGCTTAAGTTCTCTGACGACGAATTGTCGGATAAAGAGGTCTCTGAACTGATGCAAGTCACTGAAACTACAGTACATGGCCGCATTAAGGTTATTAAACGCAAGTTGGCTATGCTAAGAAAGCAGACTAATTTTCTGTGAAAAGAGGCCTATAGTTTTACTACAGACAAACGAAAGGATTTAAGGTGACAGAGATAAGCCATCAGCCTTGCCCACACCCCGATTGTAACAGTTCAGATGCTTTTAGTTACAACACCGAAAAGATGGTTGGTAGGTGTCATAGCTGTGAAAGAGCTTACCCTGCTAAGGGTGCTAGATACAGCGACGAAGATTTAGAAAGATACCCATTACAACAGAAGGACCACACTGATATGGGATTCATACCTAAGAACATTAGCCCTAACCTAGCTAGTAAATTTGTAGGAATGCGTGGTATCACGCAACAGACTATGGAGTTCTACGGCGTCAAGACCTTTGGCGACCAGTCTGGACCAGTTAAGCAGGAATATATTTACCCCTCTGGTGGGAAAAAGATCCGATACTGGCCTAAATCATTTTCAGCGGACAACCTAAAGATGGATGAGTTGTTTGGCATGAACCTCTGGAATGCAGGCTCAGCTAGATACGTCACTGTCTGTGAAGGTGAAGTAGACGCAATGTCTGCCTATCAAATGCTTAAAGGCTCCTACACTAATCCTGTAGTATCCTTGCCCTCAGCAAGTCCGTCAAAAGGCCTATGGGAAAAGTGTAAGGACTGGTTAGACAGCTTTGAGAAGATCATCCTGTCTGTGGACAGTGACGATGCTGGCAATGCTATCGCTGCCAAAATGGCTAACCTCTTCCCGAACAAAGTCTACCGTGTACCACACGATAAGTTCAAAGATGCTAACGAGTTCTTGGAAGCAGGGCAGCAGTCTGCATTTAAGAGCGCCTGGTACAGTGCAAAGAAGTTCGTACCTGAGAACATCCTGAACACCACAGACCAGTTCCTGAGCCTGTACCGTGACACCCCAGAGCATCAATACGTCCCTACAGGCATCCAGGCCCTAGACGACAAGATCATGGGACTGATGCAGGGCCACTTCACCGTCATTAAGGCACCTACTGGTGTCGGTAAGACCGAGGTGATGCGCTACCTAGAATATAATTTGTTGCAGCAAGGTGTACCGTTCGCTAGCTGGCACCTAGAGGAAACCAAGCTGCGTAGCCTGTTGGGCCTCGTTACTTATCACACTGGCACGAACGTCACCCGACGTGACCTGATCGACGAGGAAGAAGTAGGCGACCTAATTGAGGATGCCATCACCGACCTAACTAAGGACGAGAAGTTCTTCCAGTTCTACCTGCCTGATGGTCAAGGCTCTGACGAACTGATCGACCAGATCCGTTTCTTCCGTGAGGCCTGTGGTTGTCGCTATGTGTTCTTTGAACCTATCCAGGATGTTGTAGCGGGGCTAACAGAGGAAGGTAAGGAACAGATCCTTGCCGACCTGTCTGTCCGTCTGTCTAAGCTGGCAGCAGAACTAAACGTAGGCATCGTCACCATCGCTCACACCAACGATAATGGCGACCCTAAGTACTGTAAGATGATTGCACAGCGAGCCAGTGTCATCGTGAACCTACACCGTGACAAAGAGGCGGAAGAGGTCCAAGAGCGCAACACAACCTACCTAACCGTCCAGAAGAACCGCCCATGTTCTGAGGAAGGTCCAGCGGGTCGTCTACGCTTTAATCCTATGACGTTTACCCTGAAGGAAATCGTATGACCACCTTCATAGATTTGTTCGCAGGTATTGGGGGCTTTCACTTAGCCCTCAGCCGTGCAGGGGCCAAATGCGTAGCAGCCTGCGAGATCGACAAGTGGGCTAGACAAACCTACCTGGCCAACCACGACGTTCCAGCCGGCCTATTCTTTAAAGATATAGCTAAAATCGACACAAGTTTGTTACCTTCTTACGACATCTTGTGCGCTGGCTTCCCCTGCCAACCCTTCTCTCAAGCTGGATACAAGAAGGGTTTCCATGAGGCTAAGGACAATCGTGGTAATATGTTCTTTGAACTGCTGCGTATCATCAAAGAGACTAAGCCCAAGGCCTTGTTCCTGGAGAACGTCAGGCACCTAATCAAGCACGACGAAGGCAGAACCCTTGCCACCATCAAGAGAAGTCTTGAGGCAGAGGGCTATAGTTTTAACTATAAAGTGGTTAAGGCTTCAGACTTCGATCTGCCCCAGCACAGACCACGGGTTTTTATTGTAGGGTTCAGAGAAGACGTTACCAACCGTGAGGACTTCGAGTTCCCCCAACCAATACCCAACACCCTGTTCATGAGTGACATCTTTGGTGCGCCCTGCAATAAGTCTATCGGGTACACCCTGCGGGTCGGTGGAAAATCGTCTGGCATTATGGACAGAAGGAACTGGGACATGTATATGGTCAACGGTGAGGTTCGTAAGCTAACCCCGAAGGAAGGCCTAGCCATGAATGGCTTTCCCTCTGACTTCCAGATGCCAGTTTCACAAACCCAGGCCATGAAGCAGCTAGGCAATTCTGTCGCTGTTAATGCCGTTGAACATGTGGCACACAGTATCATCAACACGCTAAAGGAGGTCGCATGACTGAGGCCCCAGATCTTTTTGGGCATGCCCCTAAGAAAAAACGCAGGCTGGGCGGCAGACCTTCTACAAGGAAATTTGAGTTTGATAGCGAGGGGAATCTCACTAGAGCCGAGTGTAGTAAGTGTAAAGTGATTCTACCATCGAGTGATTTTGCCAAGTCCCCAAGAGATCTAAATGGAATAGCTAGTTGGTGCAAATCTTGCAATAGTTGGGGTAATATCTACAGAAAATTCGGTCTCTCCAGGGAAGAGTGGGAACATATGTACGCCCACCAAAGTGGGAAATGTCGGATTTGCAAACACCCATTAGTTGAAGGCAGACAGACTCACATTGACCACTGTCATGTTACCAACAAAGTTGTTTCCCTCTTGTGCCATTTCTGTAATACGGGCCTCGGTAACGCAGGAGAGAACCCAGAGATCTTGTTAGCGATGGCAGAGTATGCTAAGAAACACAAAGTGGTTAAGAAAGAACTAGGAGATACAGATGACGGTTTTTGACGTAGAAGCAGATGGCCTTTTGGATCAGGCAACCAAGATCCATGTATTGTCGTACAAGACTAAGGACGGCATCGTATCGACGCATGACTACGACGAGATGCGTACCTTCTTCACGCAGGCAGACACCCTCGTGGGACATAATATCATTCGGTATGACATCCCACTGGTGGAAAAGCTGCTTAACATTAAGGTTACAGCCAACCTGGTCGATACCCTGGCCCTGTCCTGGTACATCAACCATGACCGCATTCGTCATGGACTTGAGGGCTACGGGAACGACTACGGTGTCCCTAAGCCAAAGATCGACGACTGGGACAACCTAACCCCAGAGGAATATGCACACCGCTGTGAGGAAGATGTTAAGATCAACGTCCGCCTCTACAAGGAACTAGACACCTACCTTAGCTACCTCTACCCCGACGAGGGGACTAAGGTTAAGTTCGTTAAGTATCTTGGCTTCAAGATGGACTGCGCTCGTGAACAAGAGAAGCTACGCTGGAAGCTGGACGTAGAGAAGGCACAGCGTCACTTTGACGACCTCATGCAGCAGAAGCTAGAGAAGATCGAACAGCTAGCTGACGCTATGCCTCTACAGAAGATCTACAAGAAGGTAGAGAAGCCCAAGCGCCTGACCAAGCAAGACGGGACCCTCACTGCCTTTGGTGAGCGTTGGTACGCCCTACTAAAGTCTGCCAAGCTACCAGAGACAACGGTAGGCCCTATCCAGGTTCTGGACAAAGAGGTACGGGCTAACCCTAACTCAAACGACCAGGTAAAGGACTGGTTACGCAACTTAGGCTGGCAACCCGCTACCTTTAAGTATTCTCGCAACCCAGATGGCTCTGAGAGGGCCGTAGAGCAGGTAAGAGACGGGTCTGACCTTTGCCCTAGTGTCCTGCACCTGGTAGATCAACACCCGTCAGTGGGCCTCCTAGACGGCCTCACGGTCATTAATCACAGGCTAGGTATCTTCAAATCCTTCCTAGACTGCCACGAAGATGGCTGGGTTAAGGCAGAGATTGCAGGGTTCACAAACACCCTACGCTTCCGTCATGCCAAGCCTCTGGTCAATCTGCCTGGGGTAGATAAGCCCTGGGGTAAAGAGATCCGAGGCTGTCTGACTGCCCCAGAGGGTTACGTTCTGTGCGGTGCCGACATGACCTCGTTAGAGGATACAACCAAGCGTCACTACATGCAGCCGCTAGACCCTGACTATGTAGAAGAGATGTCTAAGGAAGGCTTTGATCCACACCTTGACTTGGCCAAACATGCTGGCGCTGTCACACAGTCAGACATCGACAAGCACAACAGTGGTGAGGTGTCCCTGAAGGCCCTGCGTAAGAACTACAAGGTTGTGAACTATTCAGCAACGTATGGTGTAGGGGCGCAGAAGCTGAGTCGTACAACAGGTCTAAGTGTTAAGGAATCTAAGAAACTGCTGAACGCTTTCTGGGAACGTAACTGGGCAGTACAGCGTGTTGCCGACACAGCGTCCACCCGTGAGAAATGGGGCAAGCAGTGGCTACGCAATCCTGTATCTGGTTTCTTCCATTCCCTGCGTAGCGACAAGGACAAGTTCAGTACCCTCAACCAGTCTACTGGTGTCTTCTGTTTTGATAGTTGGGTTGGATTATGTAGGGCCAACGGAGTGCAGACTGTAGGACAGTTCCACGACGAGATTATTGCCCTGGTTCATGACGGAGAACAGCAACATATTCAAAGGATTATGGAGACCGCTATCCAAAAGCTGAACGACAAACTTAGGTTAAATGTACCTTTAGGTATTGACGCCCAGTTTGGAAAAGATTATTCAGAGATCCACTAA